AATTTCACATGAGCGAGCGGCCGGGAATCCGGGTGATTGTTTTTATTCAGGAGCGGCATGGCATTCAAGGGCAAAGGGCGGGAGGTTAACCGCGAGGAACTGGCCGAGACATTCGGCGTTTCCCTGAACACTGTCAGCAGCTGGACCCGCAACGGTTGCCCTTTCGAACAGCGGGGCCGGCAGGGCAAGCCCTGGCGGTTCAACACCCGGGACGTAAGCGAATGGCTGCGGGAGCAGGCCCGCATGGAGGCCACCGGGGAAGGTCCGCTGGATGAAACCGAACTGAAACTTCGCAAGCTGGCGGCCGAGGCCTCGCTCAATGAGCTGGAGCTCGCAAAGCAGAGAAAACTGGTGGCCCCCATCGATGAGTTTGAGCGTGCCCGGGCCATGGAGAACGCCACCCTGCGCACCAACATCATGAACGTGCCCAGTCGCGTGGTTAGCCAATTGATCGGCGAAACCAGCGAGGCCCGGTTCAAGGAAGTTCTGGCGGCGGAACTGATCCAGGCACTGGAGTCAGCGGCGGAATCTGACATCGAGCTGGACGAGGAAGATGATGCAGACGATTGAAGCCGCCGAGCAGTTCAGTAATTCCCTCGGAGTCCTCCGGGCACTGAAACGAGCGTCCCGCCATCTAATCCCGCCGGCACCTCTGAAGCCCAGCGAGTGGGCGGAGCAGAACGTTCGCATCCCAGCGGGCAACGCCGTACCGGGCCCCATCCGTTTTGACAATGCGCCTTATCAGCGTGAGCCAATGGATATGGCCGTACACCCGGGCTGCCACCGGATCTCCTTGATGTGGGGCGCCCAGGTCGGCAAGACCCAGCTGGCACTGTGCCTGCAGGGCTACGCCATTGCCCATGAGCCCCGCAGCCAGATGATGATGCAGCCCAGTCAAGGCGACCTGACTACTTGGCTGGAAACCAAGTTCAACCCGATGGTGGACGCCAATCCAGTACTGCAAGAGCTGATCGCCAAGCCCCGCAGCCACGAGGGCGTGAACAACCAGCGGATGAAGAGCTACCCGGGCGGATTCATGATGTTTGCCTGGGCCGGATCCACCAAGACCATGCGCGGCCGGTCTGCCCCGCTGATAGTGGCGGACGAGATCGACGGCTACAGTGGCACAGAGGAAGGCGACGAGGTGGAGCTGCTGTGGCAGCGGGCTGCCACCTTCGGTGACCAGCGTCTGCTGGTGGAGATCTCTACCCCCACCATCAAAGACCAATCCCGTATCGAGGCATCGTTCCACCAAGGCGACCGACGTTATTTCTATGTGCCCTGCCCTCACTGCGACCACCAGCAGGTGTTGAAGTGGGACCGGATCACCTGGGACAAGGACGAGGACGGCAGCCATCTGCCCGAGACAGCCAGATACATCTGCGAGGATTGCGGTGCCCTTTGGAACGACGGAGAGCGCATCGCATCCATCCGCATAGCCGAGCGAGTCGGGGCGGGCTGGAAAGCGTCAAAGCCATTCCGTGGTCATGCCAGCTACCATCTGAACGAACTGTATTCCTGCTTCCGCCGTCTGCGGGACATCGTCCAATCGTTCCTGGATAAAAAGGCCAAGGGCGACCTGCAGAGTTTCGTGAACGTCTCGCTGGCGGAGACCTGGGAAGAGCAAGGCGAGCAGGCCGATTCCCATGTGCTGATGGAGCGGGCGGAAGATTACCCAGCACCGGTACCGGCCGGCGGTGCGGTTCTGACCGCCGGCGTAGACATGCAGCAGGACCGGCTTGAGGTGGAGACCGTGGCCTGGGGCCGCGGCGAGGAATCCTGGTCCATCGATTACACCGTGCTCTGGGGCGACCCGCTCCGGGAGGAAGTCTGGCAGGACCTGGACGACTACCTGGCCACCACCTGGCAACACGAGTCAGGCGCGCATCTGGGAATCATCGCAGCCTGCCTGGATACCGGTGGCAGCACCGGCTATACCCAGCGGGCTTATGAATACGCGCGGCGCAAGACTGGCCGTCGCCTGTTTGCCATCAAGGGCCAGGCCGGCTGGGATCGCCCGGTAGTGACCGCGCCCACCCGGAAACGCACCGGCAAGAACCAGCGCAAGGTTGATCTGTTCATCGTCGGCGTCGACGAGGCGAAGCTGACCGTAATGCGCCGGCTCGCGGTTACCGAGCCCGGCCCCGGTTACACCCACATACCAGCCGACCGTGATCCCGAGTGGTTTCACCAGATCACTGCCGAGAAGCTGGTGACCAAGTACATCAAGGGCGTGGCCAAGCGGGAGTGGCACCAGACCCGCCCCCGGAACGAAGCCCTGGACTGCAGGGTGTATGCCTACGCGGCCCTGAAAATCGCCAGCCCGAACCTGCGCCGCCATGCCGAGCGCCTGAAAGCGGTTGCTGCTGAGGACCAACCAGCGCCATCCCGGGAAGCCCCGAAACCCCCGCCTTCAGAGGAACCACTGCCAGCGGAGGCCAAACCGGCCAAACGCAAGACTAAGCGCAGAACTTCCAGATCCCGCAAGAGCTGGGTCAACAACTGGTGACGCATGGCACGACTTCCCGAAACCATCAAAGCTGGCCTGTCGTTTTCTCTGACGCTGGCGCTGGCGGACTACCCGGCTCCCCAGTGGCAGGCGCGGATTATTCTACGTGGCCCCGCCTCCATCGATCTCAGCTCAGAACCTGCTGACGAAGACCACCAGTTCAGCAAGACACCGACTGATACCGCCGCTTGGAAGGCCGGTGATTACTGGTACAGCCTGCGGGTGACCGATGGCACTGACCTGTATGAGCTGGAGTCCGGCCGCCTGACCATCCAGCCGGATCTCGAAGGCCAGGCAGAGGGCTACGACGGCAGTACTCACCCTGAAAAAGTGCTGGTGGCCATTGAGGCGGTCATCGAGGGCCGGGCCACCAAGGATCAGGACAGCTACCGGATCAACAACCGGGAGCTTCGTCGCACCCCCATAAGCCAGCTGCTGAAGCTGCGGGACACCTACCGGAATGAAGTCGCGCGCCTCAAAGCTGCCCGCCGAGGCAAGAACGTGCTGGGGCGCCAGATTCTAGCGAGGTTCGGCCACGGTGTTTGATAAGTGGAAGCGAAATAAAGAACAGGCACAGCCTGAGACCACAGAGCACACCGCCCCTTCCGGAAAGATGCGATCGATCCGCCGGGCCTTGGCCCGCTCCCTACTCGGTCAGGCCCGGGCGGATCGTCTTTCGGCTGACCTGCCAACCACTCCGGTGCCGGCAGATCAGTTCATTGATAAGAATCAGCGGGCCCTGGTTGCGCGCTCTCGACATCTGATCCTGACCAACGATTACGCTCGCGGGTTTGTGCGGGAGTGTCGTCAGAACATCGTAGGCCGGAAGGGTATCCAGCTGCAGGCGCTGTCCAAAGATCCGGACGGTTCTCTCGATGATCGGGCAAATGACGCCATCGAAGCCGACTTCTACGCCTGGTGTGATCGCCTTATCTGTGACGTGTCCGGTCGCCGTTCCTTCCGACAGCTGTGCAGCCGGGCTGTTGAGGATGCTGCCAGCAACGGTGAGTTCATGTTCCGGATGGTGTTCGGGCGGAACCTCAACCCGTGGGGACTGGCCGTTCAGGTACTGGATCCTCAGCGCTGCCCGGTGGAAGTGAACGAGGATCGCCTGCCTGGCGGGTATTTCATCCGGCAGGGCATCAAGTACAACCAGTGGGGCCGCGCCGTGGCTTATCTGTTCGGCACTGTCGACCCAGCAGAAAGCGATTACCAGTACGGCGGCCGGGCCTTTGTCGAGATCCCAGCCGAGGAAGTGCTGCACGGTTTCAAGGAAGACCTGGTGGGCCAGCGCCGCGGACTGCCGTGGATGCTGACTGCCCTGCTCCGGTTGCATCACCTGGACGGATTCGAGAAGGCAGCCTTGGTGAATGCCCGGGTATCTGCAGCAAAGGGTGGCTTCTTCGAATGGGAAGAAGGCATGGGCCCCTCCGATGAGGAGGAAGATGACGAGCCGCTGTATATGGATGCCGAGCCGGGCAGCTATCAGGAATTGCCGCCCGGCCTCAAGTTCAATGGCTGGGCTCCGCAGTTTCCAAATGGCGAACTGGCGGCCTTCTCAAAGCAATCGTTGCGTGGTGTCGCCACCGGCTTCGGTCTGGACTACCCCACCCTGGCCAACGACCTCGAAGGCGTGAATTTCTCCAGCCTCCGCCATGGCGTCCTGAGCACTCGCGATCACTGGATGGAAGATCAGGAGTGGCTGATCGAGCAGCTGCTAGAGCCACTGTTCCGTGCATGGCTGCCCCGGGCCCTGCTGAAAGGCATCACTGTTCCTGGCACCAATGGCGCCGTTCTTCGAGCTGACCGGATCGAGAAGTATCGGGAGCACGACTGGCAGGCCCGCCGCTGGGACTGGGTCGACCCGGACAAGGACAGCAAAACCGCAGCCCGAGATATCGCCAACAAGATCAAATCCCCAAGCCAGGTGATCCGAGAACGCGGCGGAGATCCTCGAACCGTATGGCGCCAGTGGGCCGCCGATCGTCAGGCCATGATTGAGGCCGGCATCCCGGAAGAGATAGTGGACGCGACTCTGGGCGGGCCGGTTCAGACGCCAACCGCTGGCAACACATCCGAACAGGAGTCTACCAATGGAGAAGCAGAGCAATCGTAACCGGCAGCTGCAGCCGAGCAATCAGGCTCCCGAGCCTGTAGCCGCTGTCCCTGTCGACAAGCGAAAAGCACTGATCGGCAGCATGCAGACCCGGAGCGTTACCGAAGAGCAGCTGCGAAAACTGAAATCTGAAAGTCTGCGCCGGGACCTGGTTGTCTCCGAAGTCCGGGCGCTGGATGAGCAAAAACGAACGGTAGAGCTGGCGTTCTCCAGTGAAGCCGAAGTGGAACGGTGGTTCGGCATTGAGGTGCTGGATCATTCGGAAGGCGCGATGCGAACCGAGCGCCTTGAAGACGGCGCCGCTGTCCTGGTGAACCATGACTGGAATGACCAGGTGGGCGTTGTTGAGTCCGTCACGTTGGGAGCAGACCGGAAAGGCCGGGCTGTGGTGCGCTTCGGGCGTGGAGCGCGTGCTTCTGAGGTGTGGCAGGACATTGTTGACGGCATCCGTCGCCACGTATCCGTGGGCTATTCGATCAATAAGGTTGAGGTCGAGGAGCGTTCGGGGCTGGCGGACATGGTGCGCGTCATCGATTGGGAGCCCCATGAGATCAGCATTGTTTCCGTTCCGGCGGATGTTTCGGTGGGCGTTGGTCGCTCAAAGGAACCACTGCCAGCGGAGGGGAGAGAGCCTGACTCAGATACTCCCATTAAACCTTCTGCGAAGCCAAACGAAAGAGGCAGCGATATGGAAAAGATTCTCCGCGACGACAAGGGCAACCTTGTACGCGCCAAGGTAGACGACCAAGGCAAGATTCTGGAAGTCCTGGAAGTCATCGAGCGGGCCGGCAAGGCTCACGCTGAAGCGCGCGATGCGGGCAAGCAGCAAGAGCAGACCCGCGTAAAAGCCATTATGGACATGGGCCGGCAGTACGAAAACATGGACATGGCTGGCAAGTTCGTCTCCGAGGGTAAATCCCCGGAAGAGTTCCAGCGTGCCCTGCTGGACGAGATGTCCCAGCATCGCTCCAAAAACCTCAACGACAAGGGAGAAGGTACCGAGTCTCGCTCTGCCGAAATCGGTCTGAGTGATAAGGAGCTGCAGCGCTACTCCATGATGAAAGTGGTTCGCGCCCTGACCAACCCGACCGATAAACGCGCTCAGGAAGAAGCCGCGTTCGAGATCGAGCTGTCTCAGGAGGCCCAACGCCAGTATGGCAAAGAAGCCCGCGGCATTCTGGTTCCGGATGATGTGCTCTCTCGTGCGTTCAACGCTGGCGGTGCGGCTGATACGCCGACCGGCGCGCAGTCTGGCTCCAACATCGTTGACACCCAGTACATGGCCGGCAGCTTCATCGACATGCTGCGCAATCGCACCACCCTGATGCGCTTGGCCACCCAGATGACTGGACTGGTGGGCAACGTCGACATCCCGAAACAGACCGGTGGTGCAACCGCGTACTGGGTCGGTGAAGGTGTTGACTCCACCGAGGGCACTCCGACCATCGGTCAGATCGGCCTCACCCCGAAGAGTGTGGCGGCATTCACCGACATCACCCGTCGACTGATGCTGCAGTCCACCCCGGACGCAGAAGCCATCGTACGTCGCGACTTGGCCGCGGCGATCGCGCTGGCGATTGATTTGGCTGGTTTTTACGGTGGCGGCGGCGACGAGCCGACAGGTATCGCCAACGTCTCCGGCATCAACGCTGTGGACTTTGCCGGCGCCACCTCTGGCGGCACTGGTGTGCTCCCCACCTATGCCGAAGTGGTGCAGATGGAAAGCGAGATCTCTGCCGACAACGCCGATGTGAACAGCATGGCTTACGTCATGAACAGCGGTATGCGTGGCCACTTCAAGACCACCGAAAAGTTCAGCAGCACCAACGGCAGCCCGATCTGGGAGCCGGGCAACACCGTGAACGGCTACCGGTCTGAGGTAACCAACCAGATTCAGGCTGGAGACCTATTCTTCGGGAACTTCGCCGACCTGATCATCGGCATGTGGGGCGGCCTGGACCTGACCGTTGACCCCTACAGCCTGTCCAAGTCTGGCGGCACCCGCCTGGTGGTGTTCCAGGATGTCGACATGGCTGTTCGTCGGGTTGAGTCCTTCTGCCTGGGCCGCGACGCGACCTGATCACTAACCCATAACTAGACGGGGCCTGCATGACGCGGGCCCCGCTGTATGAGGATCAAGCTATGAGTAAGACCATGTCCCTGTTGTGCACCAGCGCTTTTGTTGTGAAGGGCGAGATCATTACGCCGAAGCAGGTAGTCCACGGTGTGCCCAAGGCTGACGCCATGAACCTGATTCGTCGCGGTAAGGCAACTGAAGTGGTAGACGGCTCCGAGGAAGGTGCTGAAGCGCCAGCCCTGACCGAGCTGACGGTGCCTGAACTTCGCGATATCGCCGAGGAGCACGGCATCGAAGGCGCTGCCAACATGAAAAAGGCAGAGCTGATCGAAGCCATCGAGGCGGTTGAAGCCGAAGGCGAGTAATGCCAGCCCTCGACTGGGAAGAGCTGGACGACTTCCTGGATACGGACGAGTTTGCCGTATCTGGGATTTTGTCGTTTCAGGTTGGCGGTACCGCACTGGTGACGGTCATTTTCGATGATCCCTACCTCAACGCTCAGATCGGCGAGTATGAGATGGACACCACCAACCCCAGAGCCCTGGGGAAAATGTCCCAACTGAAAGACGCTCGCCGCGGCGATATCCTCACGATCGATGGCCAGGATTACGACGTTCTGACCGCTCCGCAGCCTGACGGCACTGGCATGGCCACCCTGGCGCTGGCGGTTCGATAGTATGAGCTTCATTGACCTCGACATTCACGCCGACCGACTGAGCCAGCTGCAGGTTGATCTGCAGGCCACAGACACCGAGGTTCGGCAGGCGCTAAGAAGCACCTTGGGCAAGATGGCCCGGTGGATGAGAACCCAGTCCGCTCGCGGCCTTTCCAAGGAATTGGACCTGAAGCAGAAAGCAG